CCGTTCTCTCTGTTCCATTGCGTGAGGGAATCTTCCTCTGCTTCTACCAACTTGGCTTCAAGTTCTTCTTTCTCACGCATCAGGTCGTCAATCCTGGCCAGAAGCTCCGCAGTGTGCACGTCGCCAGTGATATACGCAGCACGTTCTTGTTCACTCAACATGATTTACTCCTGGTTTTAAATATCCACACAAAAACGATTACGCATTCTCTGAAGTGCTTCTTCAGGAACAGCATGAATTGACTTAAATTTACTTTGACAAATAATAATTTGTGGATTAATTTTGTTTACTATAGCAGTTTCAAGATAAGGTTTTACTTCTTCTTTAGTAGTAAAAGTATTACTGACAATGGTGATTTGATGATTAATTAATGACTGCTGTACAGATTCAAGACACCATTTATGAGCATCACTAAGCTTACTACGATCAAAGATATAGTTATCTTCTTGGTAAAAATACATATCTGCTTCATACCAGCCAATAGAAATTCCAGCAAGTACAAATCCATCACGAAGTTGTTTTGCCAAAGTAGATTTGCCAGAACCAGGAATACCACGAATGATGTAGAGTTGCTTGTTCATAAAAATAGATAATTACAAACGTTCTAATGCTTGACGGACAATATCTCGTCTTGCAATGAGTTGTGCTGGTTTAAGTTCTTCTGTACGCCATAGAGCATCAATTTGTGCATCTGTGGGTCTAGGTTTAGCTCCACTATGCAGCAATAATTCAATTGCATTTGCTGCATCTCTATGAGCAGTATTATGACCACTGTTACCTGTATAAGACCTTAGTCGAACCAGCAACTTAGTAATATCAATTTGATGTTTCATGACTATTATCTGATAACTGTTTTAGTTGCAGGAATGTTTTTATTAGCACCAAATGAAGGTACATTACTTGATAAAGTATATTTACTACCATTTGGATAGATTAGAGTATTTTCTACTCTACTAGGTAGCTTAAAAGCTAACATACGGTCTTCTGTTATTCCAGGAGGTAAAGCAGGAAGACCTGTATAGTAATTATTTGATTGGTTCTTGCTCATGCTGTATAGTTCTCTAATACACCATTAGCATATGTATGCTTCACTGGTTCATCTGACTCTACAGCTCGGTAGTTAGTAACAAGCATCCAGCGATTACTCAAATCACGAGCATTGGCATAAGCTTCTTCATAGGTAGCAAATGACAAAGCATTGCTATACCATTTAGGATCACTTCCAGTTTGTACTTCAGGTTTGAATGATTTCATATTATTCATAGCAACTATAGTAAGGTCTTTCATTTTCATCTAAGGACTTATTAACTGCTTTAATAAGTTCAGATGCACTTAAAGAGTTATTAAATTTTAAACTATCTTTTTTTAATTTATTCATTAGCTCCTTTGTTAAAAACATAGCATCTAAGGCAAAGTATTTAGGCTTAATACCTGAATGACGTTTCATCCAATCATGTATTTCTCTTTCTTCAAATCCATACCAGATTTCTTTATTTGGTAGTTTATCTGATAGAACTTCAACAAATGAATCAAGACTCATTTTGTTACTCCTATACATTTAATGAACCAAAAAAAGAAAAAAAAATAAAGAACCCGAAGGTTCTTTATTTCAAGACAAAGCGTAATCACTATTTAAAATTTGCTTGTACATATCAGGATCAGCTTTACCAATCTGAACTGGTTTACCCAGTAACTGAGATACTAGGTAACTAAGCAAATCAGACTTAGCAATTAATGACAATTGCAAAGCATATTGTTTACGTATGTCATTGCCGTAACTAGGTAATACTCTGAAGCAATCATGAATAGATAGCACCTCAAATGGTTTCTTAGGTAAACTATCAATCAAATCTGCTACATCTTGCTGATTCACATACATGACATTACTGTCATTAAGATGATCCAGAATACGAGCACTAAGATATCCAGACTTGAGATAGTTATCCCATAGAGTTAGTACCATCCTTGTATCTTTATCTGGAGAGAGTTCCAAGCAAGGAATTGCTTTATCTCTCCCTACAAGAACCAAGGAAGTCCATACATTATCGACAGTCTTCTCATCATAAGAACAACGTCTAGTTAGTTCTCTGACAATCATTCCGTCAATGGAATGGGCTAAATTTGCGCCTATTGATCTACCTACTTTCTTAGGAGCATTAACCTTTACAGGTACTTTATACAGTTCATCCATAAAGTGAACTGTTTCTTCCATTGTTCTCATAATCTTGATATGAACATGGAAGTTATCAGGCATTACCCAGCTTTGTTTGGTAGCAGTACTGTCCCAAATGTCTAGAAAGAACTTATTTAGTTCCCATACATCAGGAGTGAGTGTTTCCATACTTTCATAGAAAGCTTGTAACTGTTCACCTTCACCAAATACATCAGTAGGTACTTTCTCTGAACCATACAAAGAAGTCATGATTGCTCGTTTAACATTAGCACGAGTAATCTTTCCATCCTGGTTCAGAAGCTTGTTCATGTGGTTATACACATTGGTATACAAGTCTTCTCTTTTACCTGTATCAATAACTCCACAGAGTTTTGCAGCCTTAGAGTCAGATACAAGGCAACTCATGATTTGAGCACCAGAAGCACAAGCATCAAGAGAAATAGGATAACCAGAAGCGATACCATTATTAATGTCCCTCCAAGCCATTACACCGGCATAGAACAATGCAGGTTTCTCTGCATGACGAATTAGTTTATCCAACACTTCTTCATGTTGGTTAAACCAGTTAATACGAGTATCCCAATTTTCCTTGTCTAATCCAAAGTTATTAGCAATATCAATCTTGAGATAGTCTCTAGGACTGAACTCTTTCATATCAACTCCTTGTTTACAAATTCAATGGTTGCTTTATTCCAAGGTGTACCTTGATATTGAATATAGTAACCTTGACAATAAACTCTACCCCGCTTGTCATACTTATGAGTAAGATAGAATGCATTATCTTCACTGATCAATAGATCAATTACTTCTTTTGCATTCTTGTCATACTTATTAAATGCTTTGACTCTAGCTTGGTAATCTTGAATAGTTTCGTCTTCTTTTGGCTTATCTAGATTTCTCCATTGGTTCTTAACAAATAGTGCAACTCTCTCATTGATACACAACTTAATCTTATTGACCCTATTAAGATGATCCAGACAAACATCATCTTCATGATGATTGTCTTTCAGTATCACAGAACCATAAGAAAAGACTAAGTAACCATTCTCTGAGTTATTAGTTACTTTCTTTGGTTCAACTACCATAGGCAAAGGATATTGATACTTATCTATTTCCTCTTGCACATCTGGAGAGATAGTTGCAATAGTAATAAACATCTTTGCTTTTTGGTCATAGTTCACCAGATCATTTACAGCAGCTATATAAATAGCATCAGCAGTCTGTTGAGCATCACCATAGTAATGTTGCAATAAACCAATCAGAGTTGGCAAATTAGCTCTCTTATGCAGAGCCATTTGAACCAAAAGAGAAATACAGAAACTGTCATTCAAAGAAGACTTAGCAATCAATTCTTGAATTGCAGTATCTTTACAAAATTCTCCTTTGATTCTTCTAATGGTCTGATTCTTATTGAACAAACTCTCAAGTGAGTTCTGTAAAACATACTTAGGCATAACTGTCTCCATAAATGAAAAAAGACTCCTAAGAGTCTTTTGGATTGATGAAATTTGAATCTACATAGTAGGTAATTTACCACCTAAACTAACCCATTTAGCTTGTACTTTTTCATAACTATTAAAAGTAGGCAAGATTACATTTGGGTTTATTAAGTAATGATTTTGTTTTAATCTAAGAATCAATCTTTTATCTATTAGTTTTGCTATTACAGTTGTGTAATAGCTACCCTTTTCTTTAGGACAGTGTGCTCTTGAAAAGATTACTTCATTTGTCTCTTTATCTTTAATTTTATCCATTGACCAGAAAAACCAAGATTCACTTTGGTTCATTGTCATGAATACATCTCGTGAATCAATCATGTTCTTATTTCCTTGTTGAAAACATGCATATCTTGGTATTTTGAACTTCTTCTTACTTAACGTCACATTGACATCGTTAAGATCATAGATTGTTGTTATAATTGACATGATGGTTACTTAGGTTGTGGAGCTTAAAGTATACCATAAATAGCAGAAAAAACACACATTTCTAACAAGGAATGTGTGTTTTTTCATGCATTTTTACGAAGCTAAGTTGTTGATTTTATTAGCTTTTTTGTGAGGTGAGACCTATATATATATATGCACACCAAAGCCAATAAAAAAGGCTACCGAAGTAGCCTTTCCTTGGATCAGAAGTTCAACACTTCTTCTTACCCTTCATACGATCCTTGTCGTTGTCTTTCTTGCCTTTACCATCATCGCTATCACGTTTCGTTGCCATGATATTTCCTTGTTAAGTTACAGAGAAATTGCAGTAGCAGCATCGTACCACTTCGGTTTAATGCCTCTGCCAGTCCAGGTCTTGCCACTTACAGGGTCTTTCCACTTAGGAGCTACTTTCTTAACAGCCTTCTTAACAGGCAAATCAAGCATCTCCACAGTGACACCATAAGTAGCCATCATCTTCTTGATGAGATTAGCAACCTTGGTTACATCATTACGAGCTTCTTGAATTTTCAATTCAATAGCTTCTTTTTGTTCAATAAGATCAATAAGTTCCATTTGGAAATCCTTCAAAAGTTGTTAATGGGTCTTAATCATATCACATTATTTACGTGATATGTCAACTTATCCAATGTTTCATTTAAGCCTAAATCAAAGATTGGAATATTTAAGTACTTAGCAATCCTCAAGGCTTGTCCAGTACCACCTGCTCCACTACCATCTTTAGTCCAACACACAACAAAGTCAGTTGGTGTATCTAAATCAGAACCAAGAATTTGATACACGTTCCTTGTATGTAATTTCTTAACTGGTTCAGCGCATCTATCCCAAGCAGGATGAAACTTTTCAGCTATTTTCATAGCCTCATCAAAGTTATCAAAATCACTAACATTGACTCCAGATGCAAATCCTCCCCAAGGTACATAAATTTCCTTGGTTCCAAAGTGGTAATCACAACCCCTTTCAAAGGCTCTATCAGCCCCTACAGCACCTCCAGAGCGTAAGGTATAGCCTACCCCAGCCAATTCACTTCCAATACACTCTATGAGGCTTAAAACAGCTTCTGGAGTACTTCTTGAACCAATGCCTGTGTAAATCACTTTACAGTCCTTCAAGGATGATTAATAGAAATTTTTCCATTCTTCGGGTAGCACACAATTGCTTGGCGCTTCTCTGAACATTGGTGCAATGTCATGATCTTTATAGCCTGCTAATCCACAACCAATTCTTGTTACTTTGTAAGTATTTGTTGGGTTGTTTTTAGCATGTTCAATGAAGTCATTGACATACTTTTCAATGTAAACTAGTTTTAATGTTTGGATGTTTGCATCCTTAGTTGGTATTGCATAGCTGGTTCCTTGTAGTCCAATACCTTGACCGTAAATTGCTCCATGATTCTGTCTTGCATATAAAGCTGCACCTTTACCATGACGCCCAGCTAGATTTGATCCAAAAACAAAGATAGTTTTCATGATATGTTCTCGGGAAGATATAGCCAAATTGATAAAATTGAGCTAACTTATGTTTTAGATAGTTACTTTTGAGTTAAAAGATATTTAGAACTATCTTTAGAAAAAACAAAGGAACCTAGTTTGCACTAGGTTCCAATGATTACAGAACCAACTTCTTAACGAAGGGATTCTGTTCAGGGTGAGTAACGATAGGTTGAGCATCGTTAACACGACGCATTTCAACCTGCAAATTGACCAACTTGCACTCACCAGGTTTCATTGCCATACCAGCAGCAATGATCTGTTGCAGCAAATCATTCTTAGCAGCTTGCAATGCAGCAAACACCTCACTAGAGCTGTTTGTAGCCACAGGTTCCTGTGTGTCAACAGGCAAACCAAACGGCAACGAAACAAACCGAGTTTCCTTACCTTCAGACGTTTCCACTTCAATGTTGTAGCCAATATTGAGCCACAATGCCGCTTTAGCACGTTGTTCAGTCTTGGCAGGAATAGTAACGCGTGTGAAATCGATAGCCATGATAATCTCCAAAAGAATGGATTGCTTTAAAAGGTGCAATCCTTAACCCAAAACACCAAAAGCGACGAAGTCGCAATGAATTAATAAAGCAAATCACTGTCAGGATCAATGTCGAGGTTAGTTACCTCAATCCTTGCTGTGTTATCAGTTAATGCCTGATTCCAGGCATCAAATGAAGAACTGGCAGTGATAATGCGATTCTTTGTAGAACCATCAGTGAATGTAATCATTACAAGGTAATAACTCATGATGAACTCCAAAAACGAAAACAGATAGAACTAAGTTTAGTCCTATCTGTGAAAAAAGGGACTTATGTCCCCACGCTGCTATTTCGCAGTGGTAAGTTGATTCCACTGCTGCAATGCAGCATCAGCCCAATTGGCATGATCTGTGCTTTTGGCACAAAGCTTGCTAAGCTCTTCGTTGATAGAGCAGGATTCCTGTGCAAACAAGAGTCCTTGGCTCTTGACCAGGAGAGCATTGGAACGAATAGAACCAAGGCGTTGTGCTGCCTTGGCATCGTTAATTTCGATGCTGAGCATCTCCAAACCACTATTGATATTGTCCAATAGTGATACTGCTGCTCCAGCTGTAGACGTAACTACAGATAGAACAGATCCAAACGTGGCACGAGTTGTGGCCATGATGTGATCTCCATACGAATACGGCAAAATTGCCATAAGCGACGAAGTCGCAAGAGATATGGGGATACATGGTGTACCAGTGTACTGATACACCGGGGGGGTACTTACACCAGTGTAAGGTGTAAGAGTGTAAATACTACACCAACCCCTACATACCAAAAATTTGAAAACCTGAAAAAAATAGCTTATAGAAAACCACAATCTTTGCTATCATTTTTGATGGTCACTCTAGACCTATGTTTAATATAAAAATGATAGCTACAACCAAAAAAGGGGAACAATACAACACTGTACTGTTCCCCTCTTGGTTCAGGATTTGAAGATACCTGACTATCTAGTGAATCAGATCGGAGACCTTGATCCTTCACTTGCAGTAGTTCTCTGGCTCCCGTCACCCACTGCTTAACGGCTATACTAAGACTATAAACTAAATGGTAACATATATGTCAACCAACCAAAAAAAGCTTTTAGCATTGAAGAATGAGAGAGCAGCATTAAACGATAGAATTAATGATGTTATTTTTTCTCTTGGTTCTGAAGAAATAAAGAAGCTGTCTAAAAGAGAAGTGCTTGATCTTAATGAACAGCTTAGTTATATGAAAAGTTATTCTTGGGTACTGCATAAAAGAATTATGTTTATTGAGCAACCTGGGGTTCATCATACTGAAGGAGTAGTGAATGAGTGACTTGATTACAACTGAGATGCTAGTGAAAGCATTGCCTCCTAATTTGAAGAGCAATGCAACTCAGGAATTGGCTGATATGGTAAATAACATTACTACTGATCAGCAGGCTGCGGAGAATATACGGGATAACTTTATAAGTTATACAGGGGTATTGCAGGATGGTAAATTTAAGACTGAAGATTACTTGAGTGCTGTAGCTTATGTAAGTTATAAGCTGATGGGGTCTAGTAATGAGGATGCTTACTTTAAGACTTTTCCTAATAGGTATCAGAAGCTATTAGCAAATGGTACAGCAAAGAAAGATATAGCTTCTTATGTAGCGGCTTATGCTAAGGGTAAGCTTGTAAACAGGATCATGGAACAGACTATTGTTCCTTCTTGGGTCTTGAATCAGGATTTGTATCAGAAGGCGTTGAATGTGCAAGCTGATTTGATGGTGAATGCTCATTCAGAGAAGGTACGGAGTGATGCTGCTAATAGTTTGCTTACTCATCTGACCAAACCAAAGGAAGCTGGCCCCTTGATTAATATTGATATGAGAGAAAATTCTGGTATGGCTGAGTTGACTAAGGCTATTACTGATTTGGCACAGAAACAGATTGAGGCTGTGAAGAATGGAGCATCAGTAAAAGAATTGGCAGCTCATAATATTATGGATATAGAGGTTAAAGATGTTAGTTAAGCAAGAACTTGATAAGTGGTTAGATCAAGTTAATTACTCGGAATTGAATGATGGTAGTTATGTGCCGTCAGAGTTTGCTTTGTTCTTTATGAACTTCATTAAGCTAGTGAATGGTAGTGCTGGTGAAGGGAATAAGACACCACCTGTTCATTTAAAGATGCTTGATAAGGTTGTTTCTGGTTCACCTTATGTAGCTAACCTGGTGTTTAGAGGGGGAGCTAAGACAACTATCTTTATGGAATACCTAACGTTGTTTATTGCTACCTTTGGATATTTACCTAAGTTTGGTAAGGTAGAGGGGATGATTTATGTATCTGACTCTATGGATAACGGGGTAAAGAGTGCAAGGAAGAATATTGAGTTTAGATACCACAATTCTGAGTTTTTACAACAATGGTTGCCTTATGCTTTCTTTACTGATAACTACTTGGAATTTAAGAACAAAGAAGGACACCAATTGGGTGTAAAGATGTTTGGTGCTCTTACAGGATTACGGGGTACTAAGATATTTGGTAAGCGCCCTGTGTTAGCTGTATTGGATGACTTGGTGAGTGATAGTGATTCTAAGTCTAAGACTTCAATGATGGCAATTAAGGATACTGTTTACAAAGGCGTAAACCATGCACTTGACCCAACAAGAAGAAAAGTAATCTTCAATGGGACACCATTTAACAAGGATGACATTCTGATTGAAGCTGTTGAGTCTGGGGCTTGGGATGTAAACGTATGGCCGGTATGTGAGAAGTTTCCTTGTGATCAGAAAGACTTTGTAGGTGCTTGGGAAGATAGGTTTACATACAGATATGTGAAAGAACAGTATGATATGGCTGTCAAGACAGGTAAGCAGTCTTCATTCTTTCAGGAATTGATGCTAAGAATTTCTTCTGAAGATGAGAGATTGATACAGGATGAAGAGATTAGGTGGTACTCAAGAGTTGATCTGTTGAAGAATAAACAGAACTTTAATTTCTATATCACAACAGACTATGCTACATCTAGTAAAGCTACAGCTGATTTCTCAGTAATCTCTGTATGGGCTTACAATGCTAATGGTGATTGGTTTTGGGTTGATGGTATATGTGAGAAACAAAGCGTAGATAAGACCAATGATGATCTTTTTCGCTTGGTTCAACAATATAGACCTCAGCAGGTTGGGATAGAGGTAACTGGTCAGCAAGGTGCTTTTATTTCCTGGCTCCAGAAGGAAATGATGCAACGGAATGTATGGTTTAATTTTGCTTCATCAGAAAAGAGTGGTGCTCCCGGTATCAGACCAATGACTGATAAGATGAGCAGACTGAATTTGGTTGTTCCTTGGTTCAAAGCAGGTAAGTTTTATTTTCCCACAGAGATGAAACAAAGTGTTATCATGGGACACTTCATGGGGCAAATCAGACTTGCAACAAAAAATGGTATTAAAGGCAAAGATGATTGCTTAGATACGATTTCTATGCTAGGATTCTTCAATCCTTGGAAACCCTCTGAAGCAGAGCCAACATCATCCACAGAAGATAGTATGTGGGATGATGAGCCTAACAGACGAGACACTAGCCCGTTGTCTTCTTACATTGTCTAAAGGTTAATTGGTTATGAACATAGGTGATTTATTTACAAGTCTGTCATATGGAGAGCTGAGTAATTTAGCTATGTCCAATGACGGTAATGGCCTCATTAGAGATCAAGATAAACCTAAAG